CCAGTCTTTAGTTGGCTGCACTAACTTGGGCGCCATAGGTGTGGTCTTGCCTAACTTAGCCAACATGGTGTCGTAGTGCTTACGCAACTTCTCAGGTGAGCGTATGTTGGTCAGCCAGAACTCATCACGCTGGCACCATTCAATCATCATCAGCACTTCAGCTTCGGTGTGGTTGTCTAGTCTGAGTAGGCGTTCCATCGTGGCAATGGCTGTCTTGTTGACCACAAAAGCCTTAAAATTATTGGCTTGTATACGCTCGTTCAAGACAGTGCACAGACGTTCAGCAGCGAACCATGTCTCTGATACTTCTACCTGTACTACCTCTTGTACTACCTTTTGTATTACCTGTGGTAGTTCGTAGACCCAGCGTTCTACCTTAACGAAGCGTCCTGCGTCGTCATGTATCTGCTGAGACTTCAGGTAGCCCAGTGACTCCAGCTCGTTTAGTATCTCGTACACCTTGTCACGCTTGGCAGACGGAGACTGCTGGATGAGTGAGTTGGGTTGCACTGTCCATGTACTTGGCTTAGACAGCAAATAGGACAGCATGCCACGTGCTTCCCAGGATAAGTCTTTGTTGCCTAATGTTCGGTTGTCAATGATCGTGAAGGAATCACGAAGGTCATCGGGTGCTCTGCGTATAGTCATTTAGCATCCATCGGTCCATTCGGGGTACAGGCCCCCGTTGCGGTTGTAGTAGAACACTGCCACAGCTTGTTGCTGGTACACGTCTGCTTCATTTGGTTTAGGTGGTAACCCCTTAACGTAGTTGCGAGCGTATTGCCAAATGTAAGGCAAGAACTGGAACATACCCTGAGCGTTTGATACCGGATTAGTATCAACTACTTTGCCACGGCTCTCACGGTAGGCAACACAAGCAAATCTTTTTTGTGCTTCCAACGGCAGTGATAGCAGTGGTGGTTCAGGCATGGCTGTCTCCACCAATACAGGTTGGTCCGACGCAGCGTGTATCCCTACATGGCTGTTAGTCATCGGCACCAGCCCGACAAGCGCAAACGTGGCTACCGCCACGGTCTTAAACATTAAAAAGGTTCCTCAGTAGCATCAAACGCGCTGGTGAGTACGTCCAGCATTGCTGCCTTTGTGTCACTGTTCTTTAGCACGCCGTAAGCAATCTTCTTGCCTGATGCAATCTGCTTCTCGCTCAGTGAACCCTTAGATGCCCATTGCTGAGCAAGGCTCGCTAGGAACTCATTGTCAGGTGACATGTTCGCTGCTTTGATGATGTCAGCAATCTCTGGTGGAGCGTCGCTTGCATCAACTGGAGCTGATGGCGCAGACTTGGTAAACGCTGGCTTTGTAGACTTCGTGAATGAAGCCTGTGCAGCCTTGTTGCCGTCGTCGTCATCGTCAGCCACTAGACCAAGGGCAGACATGTAGGCATAGCGTCGAGCGTATGTAACCGCTGATCCCTGTGCCTGTGGGTCATCCTTAACCATGTGTAGTTTCATAGCGTAAGCAATGAACTGACCTGACTTGTGTAGCAGGTAAGTAAGTAGTGCGTCACTGCCACTCTCATCTTGTGTGATGTGTTGGCTAATCGCTAGACCATTCTTTGCTAGAACGGGACCGGCGTGTTGCACAACATCTGGCAACGCTGCATACTTGCTCTTAAAGAAAGGGTTGGTTGACCCCTTCGGTACTGCTGAGAACTCAGCTTGTGCTGCTACAAGAGCCGCGGCTAGTTCGTTTATCTCTGGACTGTTCATTCTTCTTCTCCTATTTCTCTGGCTGAGACTAACTTAACGTACCCAACACTGTGTACGCCATTATGTAATACATGCTCCCAATGCCAGTCCTCTGGCCAGGTGCTAGTAAATCCACCTAGTTGGCTGTCATGGTCACAATCAAATTCAATTACTGCTCTGTACCTCTTTACTCCCGTTGGTTCGGCAGCGGTCATGATTCACTCCTTTTCTGTAGGTTGCTTTGGTTAATCCATACCTGACCTGGACCATCCTCTAAACACACAGTACGAAACGCACAATACTCGCACTGCCATGCTCTCCCGTTCGGGTCAAGTTCTTCTAGTCGCCCATCGTCATTCAGGGCAATACGTTCTGGTAGGTAACCGTTCTCAATGTTGTAGTGCATACCGTTCATGCGCTCTAACTCAGCCATTGCTAGTGGCTCCCAAATGGCTCGATCTATGTGGAACTCAGCAAGTACACGGTCATAGCCACTTAGGTTCATGCGGTCAGCCTTCTGCTTAGACAGAGCTTCAAAGGTAACTGAACCCATGATGACTGTCTCAATGTGTACGCTGTCGTCGCCACCTTCAATGCCTAGGGCGTTCATACCAGCCTGGGCAATAGCCTTCTTTGCTGGTCCTTCAGGGTAGGAGAACTCACCCTTCATACGCTTCCAGCCCACTTGCTTGTCAAAGCCATAGGAACCCATGGTCTTTAGTTCGTACAGTACGTGAGTGCCACCGATGTAACCGTAGTCAATGCCTAGGTCTTTCACTGGAATAAATGCGTCACACGATCCACTCACAAAGTCAGCGCCACTGGCTACTTCAAACTGTGCGGTAGGGAACTGACGTAGGATGGCGTCTTGTAGCGCTTCGTGTACGAGCGTACCGATACCTGTTACCCAGGCACCAGCTTCGTCCATTGGCTCAGTAGGCACGGCATCAAAGGCTGCGTAGCCTTGCTGTCTCCCACACGACCATGCTGACGAGTACCGTAGCGGTGTGTTTAATGCGGTTGGTTTTGGTGTCTGCGATTTCTCCCACAGCTCTTTCACCAAAAGATGAGTTAATACTGGTTGTTTGACTGGCTCCATTTGGAACCCCCTTTCAAGTCACTTATGATACTAACGGGGTGTAACACCCCTGTCAAGCATTGTTCTAGATTCTCGTCAACCTATCAAATTGTTCGTGCCCAGAAATGACCCTAACGGCCTTACGCCCTTCTTCTTTTGTGTCTGGGTTAACGTATTCTTCATCCCAATACCATTCATAATGAACGTCAATGGCACAAGCATGTCCAATAATTGCAGAAATGTCATAAAAGTTATTTATTCTGCTTTGAGGACAAAAGTTACATGAGTAACCCTTGCGTTCAACGCTGTAGGTAAATATTTCTTCGCCCGTTGCTCGATCTATAAATTGCGCTCTACTCATACCCATTCCAATCCACCAAAGTCTCGGCCATTGTTCTTTACTGCAACGAGGTTTGCGTGTACGTAGGAAATCTGCTTTTCCTCGTGCCACGGGCTAGGATAGAACGTCTTGACCCATGAAGGCTGGAACTTTGCTTCAATCTCAGGCACGTACTTACGGTAGTTGTCCTCAGTAAAGTACCAGAACGAGTTCTCGTTCCAGAAGGCTACGTGGGTGGGGTCCTGGTGGGCGCCACGGCCACTGCTGTCTGGGGTCATACTTAGGAGCATGCCACCGTGAGCCAATAGTTTCCAAATCTTGTTCATTACTGCTACCTTGTCTGGAATGTGCTCTAGGAAGTCATAGGCACGGATAAGTCCACACGAGTTGTCTGGTAGGTCAAGCTCTAGGAAGTCACCGATGTAGTTAACGTTGGGTCCACCGTGGATGTCCACGCCTAGGTAGCCTTCAGGCTTGTCGTGTGCCGCGCCTAGGTCTAGACAGTGCAGTTTGCGTCGACGTGCCCAGGCCATTGTGTTGCGTTCAATGTACTTGTGGTACAACTCAACAGTTTCTACCTGAATCTTGGCGTTAGTTTCGGTCTGTGTCTGTGTCTGGTCTGGGTGGACGCGCTGTAGGTACAGGTTCTCACGGATGTAGTAGAACTCCCCCACCTGAAAGAACTTAGCCATAAGGTCTTGGTCGTCTAGTACAAAACGATCTGCGTCATACCCACCAGTTCGCTTGTAGGCGTCAGCACGGAAGGCACGTAGGTGGTTCGGTGCGTACCAGATGTAGGAAACGTTGTGTGGGTACGGTGCAAAGCCAGCAGCAACGTTGTAGCCGTCAATGTCCTTGTATGTCCAGCCGTGATTAGAGTCAAACCTATCTCCGTTAGGCGTACCGTCAGCGTTAATCTGGGCAAACTGTGAGTAGCAGAACACCACGTCCTCGTAGGTGTCAAAGACTTCCTTGACTTCTTCCAAGGCTTCAGGCATGAGCTTGTCATCGTGGTCTAGTTCAACCAGGATGTCGCCGGTGCAGTAACTAACTGCTTCCTTCTTCAGTGCTCCAACGTTTGTCTCAACAGACCAGTAGATAGTGACTCGCTGATCCTCTGGGCCATTCCATTCAGCGTCGCCGTTGAGCAGTACAATCCACTCCCAGTCCTCATAGGTCTGTTCGTTGAGTGAGGTGTAGCACTCGTTCAGGTACTTCGGATCGTGGCTAGGTGTAAATACTGAAATCACTTTATCTCCCAATTATCTAAAACTTCGTTTAACTGCTTCAAGATGTTGTTTAAGCGGTCTAGTGATTCTCCCACAGCCCACAGGTCTACCATCATCTCCACTGCGTCTAATTCATTCTCCATCTTTAATGCTCCCCATAATTATTGATGCAACAAATAACAAAATGCAGAATAGCACACCGACAGTGGTTCTCATGGCTTCTCCTTCCAGTTCATAATTGCACGAATGTACATAATGACGTAAAGGAAGCTGTACAGAATGAATCCGTACTGGCGTGTGTGTATGGCATACACAACCCATACACCTTCATTGAGGATAAGTATGAACCAACCCCAGACTTTCTTACCACCAACAAAGAACAGGCCACAGGAGCCAATAGCGGCTAAGACCCATGACCACATCAGGAATTCCACACCGTCTTGTACTTCTTCATCATGAACTGTGTGAGTCGAACGCCCTCGTACTTGCGGCATAGGTAGTCAAGGCTTACAAACATTGGGTCATAGGAGCCGTCCTCTACCTCGTGACAAATGATGATGCCACGCCAGTGAGCGTTGCCTTGGTATCCCTTGTAATCTTCGTCGTGAAGATAGCATGCACCGGCAACTAGGCCGTGCTGTGACTTGCCACTAACGAACTTAAGTCCGTAGTCAAGTACTTGCTGGTGTCCCATAGTAAATGAGTGTCCCAGTTTGTTTAATCGCGCCAAGGCTGAACCGCCAAGTGGCTTACCAGTCATGGTGTTAGCCCAGAAGTGGGCGTAGTACACTCCGTCTATAGGTACAGGCTTTAGAAACGGGTGAACTTCCCAACCAGTTTCCGCATAAATGAGGTCATCCGTTGAAATGACGCCTTCAAGCTGTGCGTCCGATTCCACCGCTCTGTTAATACGATCCTCATGGTTTCCGAGAAGTATATGGCGCTCCGGTTGCCAAGGACGGTGCTTGAGTTTCTTCTTGTGTTTGTTGTAGGCTTCGAGTGCTTCATTTAATACTAACCATGCTGAGTTTGCCGCCTCAATGTCTTGGGTGTAACGACGCCCTTCCATTGACTTCTTGCCCTTGTCATACGACGAAAGCGAAGGCATGTCAGCGTGGTCGCCTAGATGAATAATCTTTACTGGCTTATCTCTGAACTGGTCAACAATGTATTGTCCAATCCAGCGCAGGTGGTCTTGTGGGACTCCTGCTTTTGCTTGTGTATCAGGGATAATGATGTGGGTAGTCGGCCTCATGATTCCATCCTTGCTAGGTAGGAATCATTCTACATCAGGTTGTGCAAAAAATGGTGGATTACTTGTTGGAAATTATTGCAGCAGCAACTTCAGCCGGTGTGGTGGTGTAGAGATCGCCCCAGTCGCACGCTTTAGCAAACCCACAGAACCACAAAGCGCCAGCCACTAGGCCGGAGCAAATCCACGTATCGTCTTTTCTAAGGCAAACGGCGTCGGGTAGGGCCATGTCTAGGGCACACGAAAAGATTGACAAGAATCCGTATTTAGACCCCACCTGGGTCAAAAGAAAGTTCATGAACCTGACTCGATCTAGGTGCTCTGGGAACGGGACAACCTCGTAGGTGCCACCTGGAGCCACCGAGGACAGCATCTTGTCATGGGTAACACCCTTGGCTTCAGCCTGGATAATCGTCCAGTCGTCGCCTACCTGCTCGTGCAGGACAGCAACGTGGTTGAACTGGGAGAAGTGAGTCTTTTCAAACCGCTTCTGTGCCCAGCGGATACTGGCTCCGATAATGCCCTTAGATGTACAAAAGACTAGATCACCCTGCTGCATCATCACCCTCTAAGATTTCAATTCTTTCCTCTAACAATGATAATTCATTGTCTTGGCGAAGGTCTGTTACGTCCTCAATGTTCTCGTGTCCGTGACGAGTAGCGAAGTACGTGCTGATGTATGCAGAGATAAGGCAAAAGACAACTAACTGCCAAGTGAAGTGGCTAACGGCAGTCTTAATGCAGAAGATGTTGGCAAGCCAGTAGCCCACCTCGGTCATGCCAGCAACGTGTGGACGACCACGAGCTTCAGCCTGAACCATAAGCACAGAGAATACGTTGGCTACACCAAGCGACAAGGCTGCGAGTAGTGCTATCTTCATTCTTTGTCCTTTAGTATTTCGTGTATCTCTTGAACCAGTGCGTGTGTCTGTAGGTCTAGTTGGTAATCCTTGACCGAGTGCTCAGTGTCTTTCTTTTGCATCTCGTCAGAGATACGGTCTGCTCGCTTGGCTGAGATAAGTAGCACTGATCCTTGTAGACCAGCCACCATAGAAAGCACTAGGTTAAGTCTGAAGAATGGCGCAGGGTCAATGCCAAAGCCAGCAGAGAGAATCCATAACACCATGGCGGTGCAGAACACAATAAGAAATGTCCAGGTACCCATGCCATGGCGCATTAGGTCTGCACACTTCTCTCCGAAGGTGCGCTTTTTATTCGTATTCAAGTTCATGAAGATGTGCCTCTAGTTCTGCGGCAACCTTCTTAACCGCCTTGCGATTTTTCTTTTGCTCTTTGCTAATTTCTATTACTGCTTGCTCAATGCGGTCAATCGCATCACGCAACGAACTTCCGTGATTTGGCGACAACTCAGCCTTCACTTTCTTCCAAACAATACGGCCAACAAAAAAGATAACGGGAAAAACAAATACTGCCAGTACTTGTGTAATGTTGGCAAGGCTATTCCAGTTCATGCGGTTGGAACGGGATGTGCTGACGTTGCGTTCAGTTGGTTGGTGTTAAAGCGTAGGTAGGTCTGTGGAAGTCGTCCGTCTTGCGATACGTGGCAATACGAGGGGTCCCCTTCTTTTCCATGG